AAACAAAACCCTGAAGGTGGTTATGATGAAGATGAAATTGAATCGGCAATAGATTCATACGTTGACGATAATGAAGATAATTTCGTTAGTTTTTTAAGAGACCAAGGTTTCGATAACGAAGAAATTTTAAATTTTGTGGATATTGAAGCGATTAAAGATTATATAATTAGAAATGATAGTTGGGGTGATATTATTGGAAGTTATGATGGAAGTGAAGAGGAATATAATATCAATGGACACATCTATATTGTAATGAGATACAATTAATTTATTTACAGACCAACTTATTTTCTTATTTTTAATTACATGGAGACAAACTGGGTATTTCAGGAACCTATAGACTTAGAACATAAACAATATGTTTTACTTGGATTTTTACACAAAATTCAAAAAGATTTTGATAAATTAAAATTGTATCCCAACTTTCAGTATTTATCTCTTCATTTGGCAAATATAAATCTACTATTAGAAAAGGGGCAATACCTAAGTTTAAATCGGTTACTTAAAGATCCTGATGATGAGATATTAATATCGGATTTAATTGCAAATAATATCCCAAATATTAATAATAATGAAATAATAGAAGTTATTAATATTTGTAAATTTTCTAATGAAAAATTACAGGATTACTTCAATCAGGCAAAGGCAATATGGGAAATTGCTAATGATACCATTTCTATTAACCCTATTAGAAATATTAAAAACGTCAACTCCAATCAGGGAATATTCTTCATTGAATTTTCTGATAAAAAATACGCATATGAGTTTTTAATCAAACAAATAAAAAAAGGTTCTAATGAAACAAAATGTATTTTAAAAAAAATAAACTTAAATGAGACACAAACTCTTGAAGAAAGTTTGATTATGTCTAAAAATACATTAATAAAAAACATTAAGGATTCTGACGTATTTAATAATTTAATTCTTTTCGAAACACACCACAATAACAACTTTCCATTGAAAGAGACTATCCTACCAATAGTGAAGAGAAAAATAATGAATTATATGATACAATCTAAAATAATTCAAAAAAAAGTTTGACAAAAAAATAATAATAAATTACTATTATCGTATGGAAAACAGTATTTTTGAAACATTAATTTACCTATCTAAAAAACATCCAAACGATTTTGAGTTTGGTAATAAAGTTAGAGATATGGTTAGGCAACTTGAAAAACAAGATGATAGTAAAGCTATTGTATTTGAAATGGATTATCCATTACAAACAAAACCAAATTCTGAAGAAGAAAAGTGGAATCCAACCGAAGAAGAGATTTCAAAGTTAGAAGAATTTTTAAGTAACCTTAAAACAAACAAAGATGGGATTTAATAAGAGATTTTTAAACAAACAACAAATCCTAAGAAACCTACATCACATAATGGAATACCTTGACGCCGACGCTGTTTTTACAACGGACGAATTTTCTCGTGCCGTTTACAACCTATTCAATAGTGGTGCTGATGAAGAAACAATAATCAACTATATAAATAATAATAAATGAAAGTTAAGTTAGAATATGTTTGGCTTGATGGATATACACCTGAACCAAATTTAAGAAGTAAAGTTAAAATCGTAGATTACGAATCAATTAAAAACGTAGTACAAGTTGGTAAGTTACCTGTTTGGAATTTTGACGGATCATCAACAAATCAGGCAGATACTGGAAATTCCGATAGGATATTAAAACCGGTTAGAGTTTATACAAATTATGTGTTCCCATTAGAAAACAGTACTGTTTATGTTTTATGTGAAGTAATGGATTCAGATGGTAAACCACATGAATCTAATATGAGAGCAAAATTAAATGAAGAGGAAGAAGGTCTTTGGTTTGGTTTTGAACAAGAGTATTTTATCCGTGAAGAAATCAACGGAGGGATTTTAGGACACAAAAGAAACATTCTTAAAGGTCAAGGTGAATATTATTGTGGTGTGGGTCATAATGTCGCGGGACGTGATTTTGTTGAGGACCACTTAAATATGTGTTTAGAATATGGTATTGATATTACAGGAACAAATGCTGAAGTTGCGTTAGGACAATGGGAATATCAAGTATTTTCGAAAGGTAAATTAAAAGGTGGTGATGACCTATGGATGAGTAGATACTTCTTGTATAAAATTTCTGAAAAGTATAAGTATCATATTGATTTACATCCTAAACCACTCACCCATGGAGAATGGAATGGTTCAGGATTACATACAAACTTCTCAAATAATAAAATGAGAAATGAAGGTGGGTATGAATACTTCTTATCTATTTTCAATTCATTTGCCTCAAGACATGAAGAACATATTAATGCATATGGTTCAAATAATCACTTACGATTAACAGGTGGATTTGAAACACAGGTTATTGATAAATTCAGTTGGGGTGTTTCAGATAGAGGTGCGTCAATTAGAGTTCCACAGGACACGGCGAAAGGATGGAAAGGTTATGTTGAAGATAGAAGACCCGGTTCAAATGCCGACCCATATAAAATTATCAGAGAAGTTTCAAAATCATTAGATACTGCTGAAAAAATATTAGAAATTAAAATGAATATGAATTCTAATGTAAATGTGTCAGGATTAAGTGAAAAATATAGAACTTTATCAAACGATGAGTTATTAAGTGAATATAGAGAAGAAGAAGCCGAATAATGAATAAAGAATGTATATGTGGTGGTACCGGACCTTGTCAGTGCGATACACCAAAAATAGAACAAGTAAATCACCCACAACATTATGGTGGTGAAAATAACCCTTACGAGGCAATCAAAGTGATTGATGCTTGGGAATTAGGATTTAGTTTAGGAAACACAGTAAAATATATATCACGTGCAGGAAAAAAAGGAAAAGATAAAGAACTTGAAGACCTCAGAAAGGCACTCTGGTACCTCCAACACCACATCGAAACCCTTGAAAAGTAAAACGGGTCTTGATAAGGAAATAAACGTATTAGACGCGATAACAACACCAAATGAATTAATCCGTGAAACCTCCATTAACTTCATGTGGGGATTTCTTGGAAATTCTATAGTTGTTTTTGCAGCAAAAGAACTGGACTTTTTAGTTTTAATTAACTACATTATTTATTACATATTGATTTCGTATATTGTGAATAGAAAAAAATATGAAACAATGTTGGGTAAATTTATAGTATTACCGGGGTCTGCGGCGATAGGTGCATTCACAGGTTATAAGTTAGCTCAAATAATCGCACAAACAATTTAGTTATGGAGGATTGGAACTCAGATGACTTCCAAGGTAGAAGTAGAGACCAAGTAGAAAGAAACTATAGGGTGCTTGCTATTTTTATAGTTTTAAGTTGGTTAGTAGGGACAGGTATTGTCTTGTACAAAATAATTGATTACATTTTTTAATCTATAATAATATGAAATACTACAAAATTATCCTTGCTGGTAGAGGAGCGGAACTTTACCCATTTGAATTAAATACTAAACAGTATGATGCATTACGTGATGGTGGTGTTGAGCAAGATGAATTGGAATACGACCAAATTTGTGAAATTTTAGAGGTTGATAGTTATTTTGATTCACCAAATGAATCAATCATGGGACCATTCCCAAATGCGTTTATTTTAAGAGTAGAAGACGAGGAAGGTAAAGTTGTTTATGAAACTGAGGTTTTAGACGTAGATAAAGTTGATTACGAAGAAAAACATTGTAGTGATAAAGCATTTTTAATCATCGAGGATTATTGTAAGGGTGAACAAGTTGTTTATGACATACCACTTGAAGAAGATTTTGACATTGATAAATTAAGATTAAAAGTCTATGATGTTGGTTGTAGAGTAGAAGTAATAAACGAAATAATATATGACGAAAAATCATATGAAATTTATAAATCATATGGCGATACAACAAGTAAAGGATATTATTACCATTTAACAGCAGGAATATAAAAAAATGATAGAAACAGGAAGAATAATTAACGGAGATTGTGTTGAGGTGATGAAGACATTACCTGAAGGGTGTGTTGACTTAGTAGTAACAAGTCCACCTTATGGTGTGGGAATCGATTACGATGTACATGAAGATGATGTGGAGTTCACAGAATATGTTGAGTTTGCTAAAGCATGGTTAAGTGAAACGTACAGAGTATTAAAAGATGATGGACGTATCGCATTAAACATCCCATACGAAATCAACAGACAGAAAAAAGGTGGTCGTATCTTTTTTGTTTCTGAGATGTGGCAAATTATGAAAGAAATTGGTTACGGTTTCTTTGGTATTGTTGACCTAGAAGAACAATCACCACACAGAAGTAAAACTACTGCTTGGGGTTCATGGATGAGTCCATCCAGTCCGTACATTTACAATCCAAAAGAATGTGTGATTTTGGCATACAAAAAACACCATATTAAGAAAGTAAAAGGACAACCACAGTGGGAAGGAGTTCCAACCGAAATTGAACAAGAGGACGGAACATTAAAGAAAAAAATGGTTTATGAGGAAAACGATAAGAAAGAGTTTATGGAACTTGTGTTTGGTCAGTGGAATTACTTTGCAGATACTAAATCACTCACCAAGGCAACGTTCTCGATGGATATACCCACCAAAGCGATTAAGATATTATCCTACAAGAACGATATAGTTATGGACCCGTTCTCAGGTAGTGGAACTAGTTTGGTGGCAGCTGAAGTTTTAGGAAGAAGATGGTTAGGTATTGAGTTAAGTGAAAATTACGCTAAAATAGCACAAACGAGAGTTGATTATTTTAAAACACTCGACACTATAAATGAAATCCCACAATAGTGGGATTTTTTATTTTCCAAGGTATTTATAAGTATGAGAAAATTGATTACAGAATCTGGTATTAGAAATATTAAAGATTTAGCGAGAAGATATCCAAATGCAAAAATATACTTTCATCAGGACTTGGATGGTGTAACAACTGCTATAGGAATGAAAAATTATTTAGAACAGTATGGTATAAAAGTAATTGATGCTGAGGTAATACAGTATGGTGATAAAGAATTTGCAATCAAAAAAGTAGAGGCTAATAGTGATACAATGCCCGTATTGGTTGA